CGCAGGCACTACAAACTCACCATCGGCAAGGCGTGCGGGTTGTTGCTTACGGCCAATGGTTGCAGGGATGCTGTCAGACACGCCATCACCGGGGCCTTTGAGTAGGCGGCCACCATCAGAGTAACCACCCAGCGTACCCAATCCACCAAGGGCGTAACCGGGCATACCGCCCATAGCGTAACCCATAATACCGCCGCCAGCAGCCTTTTTAGTGGGTTCCCAACCTGCGGCTTTACCATATTTCATGTAATGGTCGTAGCCAGAAGTAAATAGTACGGGCTGGCCAGATACAGATTTACCTGTTCTAAGTTCTTCTGCGACGCTTGGATGTGCTTTTAAATACGCGGCTTCGTCAAAGTTATCTTCTATTTGCTTTGCTACTTTAGCTTCATCAACAGTGCCGTCATCGTTTGTTATCGCTTTTTTATCGGCAGCAGCTTTAGAGCCTGCGCGGAAGTCGGAATACACACTTGACAGTGATCTTCCTGTAGCGTCAGCAATCTGTTGTGCAGAAAGGTTGTTGGATTTTGCCCAGTCATACAAAGCTTGGCCAGACAGTGGTTTGTCTGTCAAGGACTTCTTTACATCGTTTAACGACATGCCGTACGTTACATTGCCTTCAGCATCGCGTCCGGGGGCTACGTAGTCAGGATTGGGATCCATCTTACCTGTGGCTTTGTTGTAGATGTATGGCAGGTTGCCCCGTGCAGGGTAGCCCAGCACTGCTGTAGCGTAGTCTTCAGAGATTTGACCAACGCCAGACTTGGTGGGGTACTTAGCGCCTGCTTTACCTGTAAGGTAGTCGTACGCGGCTTTGGAATCGCCACTCATGCGGTCTGTAGCATACGTTTTATTAAAAGCTTCCAGTGATGTAGGCACGGGAGATGTGTAGCCCAGACTGCCGCCACCTTTGGTGTAAACATCACGCAAGTTTTGCATGCCCGTAAAGCCGCCAACTGGAATGCCGGGGATACGTGGGGAAGTTGTAATCGTGCCGTTGGGGTTAACCGTAGCACCGCCGCCAATTTGAGATGGGCCAGTGTTACCGCCAACACCTACGGGCAACGCTGTTGCTGGCGCTGTGTACAGATCAGTTGGGTTAGCTACTGTTGTTGTAGTGTTCTGTGTGGCAGAAATATTGGGAACTAAGACACCGGAATCATTTATGTAGTAACCAGATGGTGTAGTTGGGAGGTTAAATGTGTCAATTACTTTTGTTATTGGTTTTTCTCTAAACAACTCATCCAATGATTTACCCGTAGCGTTTGTAATATCTCTTTCATTTACTCCAACACGAGTCATTTCACCCCGCGCAAGTTTTTTAGCATCGTCTACAGACAACGTCCCTGCATTGATCTGGTCTTGTAAGCCTTTCGCAGAGTAGTTGATGTTGGCATACAGTCCTGACAAACCGCCTTGATCGCCGGGTAAAGCACCTGCGGTGTAACCAATTGTGTCGTAAAAAGTTTTTGTTTGCTGATTAGGATTAGCCCCCAGACCTGTTGCGTCATCTAGTCTATGCGTAAGCGCGTACTGCGCAGACTGAGACAGTCCAGAACCTTGAAGGGCTGCTGTAAGGGGTTGTGTTAATCCAAAACCGGCTGTGTTAGCACCGGTAATAAAATCAGAAGCTGTTATTTTTGGATTTGTTACCGCAGTATTTACATAGTCGGTAGCAATCGGGCTGTAATATTGTGTTAGTGCGGCGTTCTGAGCATCACGTGCTTTGGCCGCAGCTTCCCAACCGGCTTGTCCAGAAAGCCCTGATGCTTGGTATAGCTGTTCATCAGTCAACATTTTAGGGGGCGTACCGTTAGCCATACGAATTACGTCGCCACCTTCAGCCAAGGCCACGATACCGCCGTTGTTGTAACCACGGTACGGGTCAGCGAAGGTGCGCCCACTGGTGTTAAACACGCTAGCATCTGTACTGGCAACAGGAACAAATTGACGGCCATCCCAACGTTTTTCAACAATTCTGCCGGGGCTTTGCACGGGTGCGGATTTAGTGGTTGTGGGAACCATCATGTCAGCCATGATAGGGGCTGCCGCCATGCCCAAAGCCAACTTGTTATCTTTAGCAAAGTTAAATGCGTCCATAGGAGACGCTGTGGCAGAAGAAAACCCAGCAGATAATTTATCCGCCATAGGTAATTTACTTGCGCTTTCTAATCCAGCAGTACGAAGATTGTTTACTTGTTGAGTGTAGGCATCTATTTGCGCTTGTGTAGCACCTTCGGCCAGTGAAGGCATACTCTCGGAAATCCCCCTTTGTGCCAACTCTCCAGCACCTAACTCACTTAATCCACCACCTAGACCCGCACCGCCGTATGCACCTAAACCAGCCATTAGACCTTTGGATAAGCTACCTGTAGCCAATCCTGTAACACCGCCAACCAACAAGCCCGCAGAAGCCGCGCTTGATAAACCACCAAAAGCTATACCCATACCAGCAGGGCCAAGAGCAAAACCTGCCAAAATTGGCAACAAAGATTTTAAGAAGTTAGCTTCAGGCAAACCCGTATCTGGGTTGACGGTCAGTGATCCGCCATGTTTCATGGCCAAAGCCTGTAGCCCCTGCACTTCGCCGGGCGTCATGTGGACAAGAACAGAATCGCCGTTGCGACCCTTGGAGGCCATGTCAGTGGCTAGTGCGTGAAGGCTCATTTTTGCCTCTCAAAATGGGGGTTGGTCGATAATATCATGTTGACGTCTTTATGCGAAGCATTTGGCTAGTATCCTGTACACCATCTTGTGTATCTCGGTACACATCGCCAAGCCTCAAGTTAGGCAAGTCGGCATCAGTGGGCAGTGTGGCAAGGTTTAAGTTCAGCGTTGCGCCGCCCATATCGCCGGGGTTGGACAGTTGATTAAAGTACAGGCGCAGGACGTTGTTCAGTTGGCTGAAGTAGCGGCTCTCGTACTCCGTTGGGGCCAGCGGCAAGCTCGGTGGGGTTGCGTTTAGTTCAGCCATTACCTACGTCCATCAGCCCTGATGTCAATTCTTGGTGCACCAAGCTGCCACTGTGTATTCAACTGATTTGAGTCAATTTTAAATATCATCTGACGACCGCGCATACGGGTCATTATTTGGCCTGTAAATTGTTCTGTAATCACATACGTACTGCTCTTGGCCACGGGTTGTGTGGCTGTGCTTGTCACGCCAGAGCCTGAGTTTGCTAAGCCAAACAGCGTCATGTTGACTGAGGCAGGTGCGCCCGCAGGTGTGTTTGTAGAGTCACCAAAGGTTAGATCAGGAAGGACGCGCCAAACAAAACCAAAATTGTGTCCGTCACCAATGTCAAACTCTGAGGATGAAATGTAAGCGTTAATGGCTGTAGCGGTGCCGGTTGTGTTGTCATTTAAGCCAGTCTCGTGGTTAATCAAGTTGCCTGTGAGCGTGTCAGTAAAATAGTTTGCCGCAATAGGAACAGACTGTAGACCAGAGTCAAGCCAAGCCGTACGTGACAAAGTGCCGTAGTACCAAATCTTTTCCGTGTAGTTGTAAATAACGTACCTGTCCACCGTAGTGCTATTAGCCGAGCAGTAGAACCACCAGACCTCGTTGAAGCCCTCGTTAGTGCCAGCAAATACTTGCAATGATTGCGCTTGGTTAAAGTCACTAAACACAAAACGGCGCAGGTCACAGTTAAGCGTTTGCACACGGCCATCGTAGGAGTAAAACTTATCTACGCCCATCCAATACACAATACCTGAAGCGACTACAGCCGAGTTAGGACTCATGATTGAGACGTTGTCACCAAGCAGTTGTGGTGCCCATACGAAGGGGGGCCCAAGGTATTGCAAAGAATACACAGCCGAGTCGGTAAACACAACGATTTCTTGACGAGTTTGGACAGTTGTAATGATCTCTGAGCCGTGAGATATGCGTATAAACCCTGCTTGGTTTGTAGGATCGGGTGTCCAATTAAAAATATCATCTTGCGATGACCAGCGAATCAACATGGGGTCAAGTGTGGCCGAACCATAGTCGTTAGCACCAAACGTAATCACAAAACGTGATGTGTCAGAAACAACTATGTTGTTCTGCACTGTTGGCACGTCCACAATCAAAGACACAAACACCCCTGTGCCTGTGGAGGCAGTGTTGACCGCCGCGCCTGCGCCATCAAGTAATTTAAATGTTAACCCGTTTACTTCAAACACGTAATACGTAGTTGCCGTAGAAATGCCAGTGGGCAGGGATGTAGTAGCCGCAAACTGTAGGGCTGCGCCTTCTGTAAATAGAACCGTAGAAGTTACAACTGTAGGGGAAGCGTTGGTAAAAGTAACCGTACCACCCAAAGAATTTAGTAAAACACCGCGAGTGTTAACGCCGTCGTTTGCTTCCCAATAGTAAATACCGCCTGTGCGGGGGCCATACACTAAATCTTGGCCGTAATTATCTTGGTTCCACAAGCGAAGCGCAGATGTGGATGTAAGGCCGTAGCCCCATGTACCCACCGTTGAAGGAGGCGCAACAGGAGGAGGACTACCCCAAGCACCCGCGCCCCAACCCACAAGCGGAACAGGAATTGCAGGGCCAACATTGATTTGGTACGTACCGACAACAGAAGCACCGCCCGTAGCGCCCACTGCAACCACAGTGGGTGAGGTTGAAATTGTGTACGTATTAGCTGTTAAGACCGTGACTTGAAACTCTGCGTTAAGAGTTGTTGCGTATGTGCCCGTAGCCCCAGAGAAGGTAACAAAATCACCCGTTACGCAACCGTGGTTTGTGTCTGTAACAGTTACAGTAGTTGTGCCGTTGCCTACAAAAGTTACATCGCCCGCCGCAGTGACTAAACG